CTGGCGCTACAGATAATGCGTACAACGGCACCTTTGCAATTAATGTGCTGTCGGATTTAGTGTTTACGTACACTGCATTAACAACACCAAATACCAGCCCTGCAACCGGTGGCTTGGGTTTTGGTAATCCAGTTAGAGTTAGCCCGCAAACATGGTATGGAAACACAGCACGTTTAGGCATGATGGATTTGCAAAATGGCGTGTATTATGAATTCGACGGCCAGCAACTTTATGCATGTTTGCGTTCTAGTACCAATCAATTAACTGGTACGGCTGCCGTTACCAGTGGTAGCGCTGTTATTACAGGTTCAAATACTTTGTGGGCGACTCAATTATTGCCTAACGATTACATTGTTATTCGCGGCTCCTCTTACCGTGTTTTGCAAATTAACAGTAATACGGCAATGATTGTGACGCCTGAATACAAAGGTACAACCTTGTCCAGTGGTGTTGTTGTTTCCAAAACAATTGATTACCGTATCCCTCAATCGCAATGGGCAGATCGCTGCGATGGCACAGGCCCATCAGGCTACAACATTGATTTGACCCGCATGCAAATGTGGTACATCGATTATTCGTGGTACGGTGCAGGCACAATCCGTTACGGTATGCGTGCTACCAACGGTCAAGTCACGTACGTAACGCAAATTCAAAATAACAACCTTCAACTTGAAGCGTTTATGCGTTCTGGTAACTTGCCAGCGCATTATGAATCTGAATGTACATCACCAGCGACAATTATCACAGCAACCGTGCCCAATACGGCTGCTGCTGGCGTAAACATTAACGTTCTAAACACCAACGACTTTCCACCTTCAGGCGTAATTAAACTTACGCAAAATGGTGCAGGCGGTAACGTTGAGTTTATTAGCTACTCCTCCAAGACAACTGGCTCCTTTTTCATTGCGGCTCGCGCTCAAACTGGTGGTCAGGGCACAGCACAGACGTTTACGTATTCTGCTACAGCTCCAATTTCCGTTGAGTTGGCTGCTGGTTATTCGGCACCTGCGCTAAATCACTGGGGTTCTTCAGTCATCATGGACGGTCGTTTTGACGATGACAAGTCTTTGCTGTTTAACTTTGGTACCAAGGCCAACATTTCAATTCCCTCCGGCGCTGCGGTGCCAATCATTGCAATTCGCTTAGCCCCATCGGTTGACAACGGTTTTACTTCCACATTGGGTGGACGTGAAATTGTTAACCGCATGCAGTTAAAGCTGGTGCAGTTAGGATTGATTACCACAGGTCCTTTCTTAATTAACTTAATTTTGAATGGCCGACCTACTGGTTTCAGCGGTACGTTTGCATCACCCGGCGGCTCTTCGTTGGCTCAAGTTGCGGCAAACACCAGCAATTCTGCCACCATCACAGGTGGCGAGTCAGCGGCTGCTGCGTACACCAATACCAACGGTGAAACCACTTTGGACTTAACGCAAGTGCGAGACTTGGGTAATTCAATTTTAGGTGGCGGTACTAACAACTTGGTTCCATCAACTGTTGCCAACGTGTACCCTGACGGTCCTGACGTTTTGTACGTAGTTGCTAACAACGTGTCTGGTGGAACAATTAACATTCTGTCGCGTTTAACGTGGACTGAGGCTCAGGCTTAATCATGGCAAAGTCACCTGCATGGCAACGGAAGGAAGGCAAGAATCCCAAGGGCGGTTTAAACGCCAAGGGGAGAGCCTCCGCCAAAAAGCAAGGTATGAATTTGAAACCTCCCCAGCCGGAAGGAGGCTCCCGCAAGGACTCTTTCTGTGCGAGGATGGAAGGTATGAAGTCGAAGCTGACGTCCGCAAAGACCGCAAAAGACCCAGACTCTCGTATTAACAAGTCTTTGAGGGCATGGAAGTGCTAGACATCAACACCATTTGGTCGGCAGCGTTAACCCTGTTTACGGGGCTGCTGACCTATGTTGTCAAGGATAAGTTTGATGAACTCCAACGCCTTGGCATTCTGCTAAACCGCACCCGAGAGGAGATCGCACGTGATTACACAACTAACGCAGAAGTGCAAAGAATTACTGACCACATTGACCAACGTTTTAACAAGCTGGAAGCAAAAATTGACCAGCTTATTCAATCGGGAAGGTAAGTAACCATGGCACTACCATTGCTAGCAACACTTGGTAAAGCCTACCTGACTGGTAAGGCTAAGGACTATGCCTCAGCTAAAGCAGAGGATGCCTTGGGACTGCCAAAAGATTCAATTGCCCTGCTTGCTAACCCTACCGGCTTTGCAAAAAATATCGCTAAGGGTGTAGCAACAGACTACGCCAAGGATGCTTTTATGGGGCGCGATGCTATCCCCGAAGAAGACCGCAGCTTCACATCTGGTAGCAATAAGCTTCAAGAGCTAGACGCCATGGAGTATGAAGGTGACTACAAACGCGGTGGCAAGGTTAAAGCCAGCAAAGCTTCCCGCCGTGGCGATGGTATCGCCCAGCGTGGAAAAACTCGTGGTAAGTATCTGTAACACAGCCAATAATGGCTAAACTTTAACAAGGGTAAATCATGAAACATCAAGACGTCAAAATGGACAAATCCATGATGCAAAAGGCTGTGAACAAACACGAAGGCCGTTTACACAAAGGTCAACCCATGACTAAACTATCGGCTGGCGGCTACACACGCGCTGCAGACGGCTGTGCCACTAAAGGTAAAACTAAGGGCACCATGGTTAAGATGATGGGCGGCGGTAAATGCTAAGGAAATATCATGGCTACTAAAAAAAGCAAACCAGCTAACTACGAGCACTTGGTAAAAGGCTCCGATATGGCATCTGATGAGTACGCCCCCGACAGCACGGTGTCTTTCTCAGCCGATAAACCTGTTAGCGGAGCAAATCGCTATGTTGGCCCTAATGCCTCTAAAGCTGGCGCAGGTCGTGGCAAGCAAGGTGGCCCCACAGCCAAAGAACTTCAGAGGTACGAAGAAAAGCAGGACGCTGGTATTTTTACCAAAGGCAAGCGCATGCCACCTTCCCCCCGTGAAATGGCTAGTGGCGGTAAAGTTGCGTCAGCCTCTAAACGTGCTGATGGTTGTGCCACTCAAGGTAAAACGCGAGGTAAATTTGTATGATGAACAGTCGTGGCATGGGTGCCGTAATGCCCAGTAAAATGGCCGGCGGGAAAAAGAAAGCTCGCCGTGACAATACCGATTTTACTCAGTACGCTGAGGGCGGTCCTGTTGGCTTGTATGCCAACATTAACGCCAAGAAAAAACGTATCGCCGCTGGCTCTAAAGAGAAGATGCGCAAGCCCGGTCAGAAGGGTGCTCCCACTGCTGACGCTTTTGTTCAATCTGCAAAGACTGCTAAAACATGACCACTACCGGCACCACCCTCTTTAATCTTGACTTCACGGACATTGCCGAGGAAGCGTGGGAGCGTGCCGGTCGTGAGATGCGTTCAGGTTATGACTTGCGTACAGCACGCAGGTCAATGAACCTGATGACCATTGAGTGGCAAAACCGTGGTATCAACATGTGGACGATGGAGCAGGGCGTGATTACCCTGACTCCGGGTTTAAACACCTACGCCCTGCCAGTAGACACCATTGATTTGCTTGAACATGTAATCCGTACCGGTCAAAACACAGCCTCCACACAGGCTGACCTGACCATTACCCGTATTAGTGTTTCTACTTATGCAACCATCCCCAACAAGTTACAACAGGCGCGACCGATTCAAGTATGGGTGCAAAGGTTATCTGGTGAGACAAATCCTACAAGCATTACGCTCGCGACTTCTATTTCGGCCACGGCGACCACCATCACATTAAGTTCAGTTGCAGGATTGGCTGGCTCAGGGTTCATTAAAATGAACGACGAAATTATTTACTACGGCTACCTGTCTGGTAATACGTTAGGGAATGTGTTTCGTGGTCAAGCTGGAACTGCGCCGAATGTGCACACATCAGGCGACCCTATTTTTGTGCCACAGCTTCCAGCGGTAACTGTCTGGCCCACACCAGACAACACCACCACGTATCAATTTGTGTACTGGCGTTTGCGCCGCGTGCAGGACGCTGGCTCAGGTCCTGAGACGTCTGACATGAACTTCCGTTTCCTGCCCGCATTGACTGCAGGTTTAGCCTATCACATTGCCATGAAGGTGCCTGAGATGGCTAACCGTGTAGACATGCTTAAAGCAGCTTACATGGAGCAATTTGATTTAGCTGCTGGTGAGGACCGGGAGAAGGCTCCCATTAGGTTTGTACCTCGCAGAATGTTTATTGGTGGTGGCAGTTAATGTCTAATCAGTTTGCTTCAGGTAAGCGGGCGATTGCCATGTGCGACCGCTGTGGTCAGCAATTTAAGCTTAAAAACCTGCGCACTGAAATTATTAAAACTAAGAAGTATCAACTTCTGGTGTGCAATGAGTGCTGGGACCCTGACCAGCCTCAACTGCAGTTGGGTATGTATCCGGTCTATGACCCGCAAGCGCTTCGCAATCCACGTAACGACACAACGTACGTAACTGCTGGCGCTAATGGTTTACAGCTTGACGCAAACCCAACCGGAGGCTTCCCAACAGGTGGCTCCCGTGATATTCAGTGGGGTTGGAATCCTCTAGGGGGTTCTAGCAGTTTTGATGCAGTTTTAACACCAAACTACTTGGTAATGACGACAAGTATTGGTACAGTAGCGGTTAATCCAACTTAAGGAGTTTAAACATGGCTTATACAAAATCAGCAGACGGTGTTGCCAAAAAAGGCAAGACCAATGTACAGGTGATGGCTAACAGCGGCCCCACCAAAGGCACAAATACTGGCGGCAAAAAAACCTCCGGTGTAAGTGGCAAAGCAATGAAAACAATGGGTCGCAACTTGGCTCGTGTTGCCAACCAAAAAGGTGGTTAATCATGGCTACATTTAGCAAAAAAATGATGGGTAAAGAGGTCGGCGATGCCAAGGTGTATGCCAAGCCACACACCATGAAAGGTAAAGCTTTAAACCACTACAAGCCAGATGTTAAAGGTTCTACAAACCCCGGCTCTGGTCCAGACAGGGGCAACCCTGAAGCTGAGCACATGTCAGTCAATTACTTGGCTAACAAACAACAACCCGGACCTAAGACTAGCGGCATTAAAATGCGCGGTACTGGAGCAGCCACTAAGGGTGTAATGTCTCGTGGACCAATGGGCTAAAGCATGACTTACGACGAACTCGTTATTATGGTGAATGACTACTGTGAGAATAGCTTTCCCACAGTAGACATGAACATTTTTATCAGGCAGGCAGAGCAGCGTATTTACAACACTGTTCAGCTTGCCAATTTGCGTAAAAACGTAACGGGTACGTTGTCTTTTGGTAATCCATACTTGTCATGCCCTGACGACTTTTTGTCGGCATACTCTTTGGCGGTTTACCCTATTTTTGGCGGTGACTACAAGTACCTCTTAAACAAAGATGTAAACTTTATGCGTGAGGCGTACCCTAATCCAAACACCTCTGGCACGCCAAAACATTACGCTATCTTTGGCCCTCAATCCAATAACGTCAATGAGTTGTCGTTTATGGTTGGGCCGACCCCAGATGCGGGTTACGGTGCGGAATTGCATTATTACTACTACCCCGAATCAATTATCCAAGGCGCATTGAAAACTTTGGGGGTGGTTTCAGGTGGTAGTGGCTACATTAATGGCTCCTACTTTGATGTACCGCTTACGGGCGGCACAGGCAACTCCGCCACAGCCAACATTGTGGTGTCAAGCAATGCAGTGTCTTCAGTAGTTATTAACAACCCCGGCTGTAAGTATGTGGTTGGGGATAGCTTAAGCGCTTTAAACACTAACATTGGTGGCGCTGGGGCTGGCTTTGCCATCCCAGTTACGCTCT